TCAAGAGCCAATGCATCTAAATCCTTTTTTCTGCTCTCATCTCTGGCTGCCATCTTCTCATCCTCTAACCTACGTTGAATATCAATCTCAGTTTGTGCATTATCATTCTGAGTATTTAATTTATCATTATTGTATTTTTGGTCAATCTTTTTATCCTCTAATAACATGGCATCTTTTTTACCCTGTATTTGAGCTCTTTGTAATTCCAATTTCTTAATAGCTAATTTGCCCTGCTTTTCTGTTTCACCTGGATCAAATACCATTTTAGCCACCCAATCAGATGCTGTCTCTAATCCCTCACTGATATATTGATTGATGTTTTTATCTATCATTCTACCTTTGCCCAACATCTCACTAATCAAGTTTATCTCCTCAATTACCATATCAAATGGCAAAGCAATTGCCCTTGTAACTAATGCCATTGCCTCTAAGGTGATACGTACATACCATGACAAATATTCTGCATACAGTTTTTCAGAATCAATACGACCTTGAATCTCATTTTTTTGTCTCTCAATATCAGCATCCAATAACTCTAATTGGTTGTTTAATTCCTTTTCTTTTAATTTGTTAATCTCTTTTTGAGATTTACCTTGAAGGAGCATTGTGTTTTCCTGAGCCTCAAGTAACTCTAATTTATACTCAGAATCTGCAACATCCTCTTTGAGCTTTTGTCCATATTTTTTCTGTTCTGCAGATACACCTGTGACAGCCTCTTTGATGTCATCCCAATAAGCAACAACTAATCCTAAGGCAACAACCAATGCACCAATACCTGTTGCAACCAATCCTGTTTTAATACCATTTAATGCAGCCTTAGCAGATGTACCCATCTTTGAGAATGCTCCACCACCTGCATTGACAGCAACGTTCTGAGCATTTTGGGCAGCTGTGAATTGGAAGGTCTTAGCAATGGCAGCTGTAAATCCTGCCCTTATCTCAGTCAATGCATCACCTAATCCTCCCAAAGTCTTTAGTGCATCACCTAATCCTGCAAGAGCCTGCAATCTGGCCATACCTGCAAGTATATTCTCATTCTCAACACCCAACAACATCATACTTGATTGCACTCCCTGGAAGGCAGCAACACCAATCTCACCTGCCTTAGCTGTTGCACCGGCAAAGTTTTCCATTGCTGTACCCGCTGTGGCCTTAACAACTGCCTGAGTATCTGAAATCCTATCCCTAAGTTCACCGGCATCCTGTGCCATTTGTTGGAATCTTGGGTCAGACTCATCCATGTTCTGCAATGCCTGAGTTAATTCTCTTAATTGTAGCTTTAAACTCTTTGTTGCACCCTCATAATTACCTACATTCCTGTAATGATTACCAACTGTTGCATCAACTTTCTTTAACTGTGAGTCTAATTTGGTAATTGTATCAAGTAATTCCTTGCCCTCTGCAGTGTTTTCCTGGTTCTGAACTGCTAAATCTTGATATCTTCTCTTTAATCCGGATAACTCTTTGCTTAGTTTACTGTAAGCACTTGCCTCATTGGCTGCTAACTTAGCCGCTTTCTCCTGTTCCTTTGCCAATCTTGCAGTCTCTTGAGCTTGCATCTTTTGGAGCTTGACAATTTCCTGCTCAGCTTTAATCTTTTGTTGGTCTGCTTGTGCTTTCAACTTCTCAATCTGTACAGCTTGTTGCATTAACTTATTTGCCTGCTCACTTGCTGCACTGAATTGCTTTAATTGGGCTGTTGATGCCTGTGTATTAGCTGTTAATTCAGTCTTTAATCCTTGAGCTGTTGCCTTGAGTTCAGCCTGTAACTCATTGAATACTGCCAATGTTTTAGATGCTGAATCCCTAACTCCTTTGAACAAATCCTCCTGTTCAAATAGATCACTGCTACTTATCTTTTTTGCCATTTTGAGCCTTTAAATAACGTTCATATTCCTTTTGTAAAGTAAAAAATTCCTTTACACTTATTTCCTTTGGCTTGATCCACTGACCCAACCATTTAGACATGTGGACCATCATCTGTTCAATGGTGACTCCACTGCCTGTTGTGTTAACCATACTCTTTAATCTCTCCTCCTCCATCTGTATCAAGGTCAATTTAAACTTATCACCTGTAATCACATACTCAAGTTCAATCAAAGCCTTTTGTTTTATCACTTTGAGTATCTTAGCATGTACCTTTGACAGTCCAAACTCCTTAATGTACTCATCATGCAGTCGCTCCCACACTTCTATATCATTTTGTTCTGAGCCATTCTCAGACCTTCTGACAAACTTTAACTCACCCGACAAACATTTATACCAATTGTGTATTGGTAACTCATCAATACTCAGATAATATCTTGCGTATCTCTTTGTCGTATCTTGTGAGGAGTTCCTCCTGGAGCTTAATCCTGCTCTCTTCAGTGAGCCCAATAATGCCCTCCCCGAATTTTGTAAATAAGTTATCATTGTTTTTAATTGGGTCAGCATCTATCTCAAAAAAATCTTTTCCTAACAAAAATACCATACTTTTATAGAAATCACCACTATCAAATAAATTATATGGCTCTCCTTCCCTTTTGCGGCCATCTGATAACATCTCTGTTGTGGCTGAATATGTTGTCCTTCCATTGTCTTTATTTCTCAATGGATTGCCACTCTCATCAACTCCCTTATCCAACAACTGATCTTGTTGGATGTACTCTACAATGATAGTATTTTGCAGTGTTTTGTCTAAAAATACCCTCTTCCATACCTCATCCGGTTTGAGAAAAGATGTAATGTTATCCAATAAATTTATAGCTGCCTCCATTTCAGAATCAAAGGTATAAAAAAAGACCCGCACATTTCTGAGCGAGTCTCTTTTCTTAGGTTTATAGTTTAAAAACTATGCTGCAGTAAAGGTTAAAGATCCTGTGAATCCGTCTTTTACTACGCTAACTGTGTAATCATCACCTGATACAAATGCATCTACCAATGTGTAAGTACCTTGAGTTGCCTCTGATACTGCAGATGGATTACCAAATGCAACCTGGTTAGTTACATCAAAGAATGACCAGTCAGTCAATCCTGTTACTCCTTGAAGTAAGATAGGGTTCAATGCTGTTCCATAATCAAATGTAGCTTTAACAGTTACTTGACCGGCAACTGCAGGTAATACCTCAACTAAGTTAACATCAATCAATCCTACCAATGTGTTGAAGTCAACACCTGCCTCTGTTGCTGTAATCATGTACATTGTTGAGTCATCAAATAGACGATCAAAGTCAAATGTTAACATGATTTTCTGAACTGTTGAGTCAGTTGCAAACATGAATGTAGGGTTCCATGATTGGTTGTCTACAGGGATTGGATACAAATATCCACCTACTTTAGAACCAATTAAGTTACCTGTTACATCAACAACATACACTCCAAAGTTCACACAACGGCCAGCTTTCATTTTACCTAACAAGGTTGGAGTTGAATCCTCACCCCATAACTCACCTGTGAATGATCTTTTACCTTCTCTCAAAAATGCCATTCTACCAGAGTTAGCCTCCTCAAATTGAGACTCAGCCTTTGGAAGTTCTACATTCTCAAATGCAGGTAAAGGGAACCATCTCTTTGATGCATCTGTCTCATTGATTAAACTGTTCCATGTTGGAAGTGGAGCAGATAAGTCTATCCCGTTCAATGTTCCATCATTGGCTGTCAATGGAACCATTATTAATTTACTTGTTACGCTCTGAATAGGAACGCACCCTGGTCTCCCTGTGTTGCCAAGACCAGCATTACAATTACATCCTGCCATAATTTCTATTTTTTAGCATTTACAATTTTGTTTATATTTCGTTAATTTAATTCTTAGCTCAACACCACTTAAATTTGCATCCAATATGTTTTGAAAATAACCATTAGACTGCTCAGTACCAAATCGAGTAAAGTTCACTATTTCATAGGTATCCAAAGTTTTGTAGTTCCTGTCATTGTTAACAACTTCAATGAACTTCTCAGCGAGCTTACTCATTGGCACAACAACATTGTCAATGTGGTCCTTTGTTAAGTAGTTCACAATATCAGTCTCATCAAGGAAGAAAATCCTCAAGTCAGACTCCCAATCATAAACACTCTCCCTACCAAACTTCACATATCTAACATCATGTAACAACCAAACAAGAGGAGTTTTCTGTGTAAGGTCATTGCTGAACTTAGTCCACTCATTGTTAGCTGAAATCTTAGTGCCTGGCACAAAGTATGGCACCGGCAATGTAAGTATGCCGGTTGCAGTTCCTGCCACCAAATACTCATCTGTTTCAACCTGTGTGATTAGTAATGTGCCATTGAGATACTTACCTACTCTTGCATAAGACGTATCACATGTGATAGTTTTCTCTTCAATAGGATCATACAACCCAAGGATCTCATTATCAATCAACCCCACTAACTCCTCAACTGCCTGTGATACATCCTGTGTCATAACCAATATGCTGTTAATTTTGGAACACCTCTGAACTTTCTGTAATCACCAATACCAACATATGTAAGTTCTATTATGGCATTATCATCACCGCCTGGCAGTATGAATGTATCACCTATTGTGTAGTTTTTACCTGCATCTACAATGGTAACCTCTTGCACATCTGAGCCACTCGGTGTGACTGTGATATCAACTGTTAAGCCTGTGCCTGTGCCACCTGTTAAACTTACATTTGTTTGGTTAGAATATCCAGTACCCCCACTTGTCAAATTCAGTGCAACTGCTTGACCTAATGGGGGAGCTGTAGTATATTTAATGAAATCTCTTATTGAGTTATAAGACCGTATTGCCTCATTGTAACGGTTGTACATCATGCTGAACAAAGTGTTAGCAACAGTACTGTTTTCATTGTCTGGCTTAACTAATCCTATTGGCGTGATTTGGTTGCTCAAGTCTTTTACATACTCAAAATAAATAAATCCTTTCAACATCTCTTTAATCCCCTCTGAGTCTATTTGGTTTACTCCTTCATATATCCCATTGAAATAGTAGAAATTGTATCCCATATCCTCCGATAATGGATTAAATAATATCAAGAAATTAGGACTTTGAGGCACATTATTAAGCAGGTCTGATTGAAAGTCATTGTATAGACTTATTCCAAACAGCTCCTTTAAATAACGTGGCTCATATCTATTGATGTAATCCTGCAATCTTGCCTGGTCATACATTCCTGTAGATACTTGATATTTGCCCGTAAAATCTTGAATTGAAAGTATCATTTTATTTTATTTTTCCGTATCCTTTTTTTACCAAAATCTCTGCCTTTGAGCCTAACATTTTCCATACTTGACCTTTGCCAAGTCCAGGGAAAGTGCCATTGCTAATGAATGTGTACTCAGCCTTTGGATCTAAGCTCACAACCTCAACAGTTGGAGCCTCAACCTTATTCTCTAATTCTACATTAGCAACCTTCTTTTTGCGTGGTTTCTTTTCCATATTGGATTAATTTTTAGTCGTTGATTAGAGCAATGTCAGTTGCAATGTCAGATTGAACAAATGCATTCACATCATTTCCTTTAACATAAGCTACCAAACGAGCCTCACAAAGGATTGTAACCATGTTACGTGTGAAATCATCATTCTCATAACCTACTGACATGTTCATGTCTTCTCTGAACTTGATGTTGAATTTAGTGAAATCACCAACAATCATAGTTCCTGCAGTGATGTTGTTTGAAGAAACAACTATCAATCCAGCTACTCTCATGTTAGCATCCCAGAATGCAGGATAAGTGTACTCACCTGTTGATGTTTTAGTCAACTCAATTTTAGCAACATCCTCTGGATTCAATACAACGTGTGTAGGAACAAAGTTGGCAGCCTCAATCTGAGCTTTACAGATACGGATTAAATCCATGATGTTAGCTCCTGGGATAGTACCTGCAAATGTACCTGGTACAAATGAAGGTGCAACAGCTAACAATCCGTTAAGGTCATTACCACCGTTACCGTTCACTAATGAGAAATCAATGTTTTGCTCAATAGCCTCCATCAACTCAGTGTTGATTTCAGAACGAACAAATGATAAGTCAGCCAACATCTCTTTTGAAACTTTGATGTAAGCAGCAACTTTTTTCACTTCCTCTGATACCTCTTCGTATTTAACCTCTCCGTTAAATTTAGGACCAGCCTCATTAACCCAAAGTGACTCTTCTGCACCTGGAGCAACGTTTTTTGTTTGTTGAATGTAAGTAACAAATTTTGAAGTTGTTGAACCTACATTTGAGATTTCTCTCAATCGTCTTACAGGACGTGCAATTCTGTTTACTCCTGGCTCTAATACAGATAGTGCAACATTACCTGTGTAATCACCATCAATTGTAGTGTCAGTCTTAACATCTAATGTGATTCTGTTACCTTTCTCGATTGATTCAGTAATAGCCTTAACATTATCAGTGTAAGTTTTAACTAATGCCTCTTTGATAGTTTTAGCTCCTTGAGCTTTTGGTGCATCAACTGCCTTCTCAGACATAGCCTCAATGCGACCTTCCATCTTTGCAATAGCTTTTTCCATTTCAGAGTTCTTTACTTCAATAGCTTTGAAGTTATCTAACTCACTTTTTAATTGAGCAACCTCATCCTTTGTAGGTACAGTTGCCATTTTTTCAGAGAACAAACCGTTGATTTTTTCAACAACTTGCTCAGGTGTTAATTGGTTTTCCATTTTGTTTTTAAAATTAAATTAATTAAAGTTTACTAATTACCTCTGTCCAATCAAAATTTGGTTGCTCCGGCTCATACAATTTAACAGAATGGTTTTCCGGTTCTGTTTGTGCGAGTAAAGTCAATTGACTTGATAGGAAGTTGGCTTTCATTTCTAATTCATACAAACGCTCATCTGACCCCTTACCATTTACAAGGGCCTTGATTACTGTTTGTAAATCATCTGAAATCTTATCTATAAAAGTTTTCTTATTCTCACTCTTCATGATGCTCACCACATTGGTTAACTCATTTGCTCCAAAGGTAACTGCAGAACCCTCCCAAAGTTTTACCTCTTGCAATAGAGTAAACCCTCCCATTGGATTAGATGTATCCTTGACAAACTTAGTCTTATCAGATACTCTTTGAAACCCAACTGAATGCTCCTTTATGATGCCATCTTGATAGTCTCTCCATGCATCTTCACCCATTGTTGAGGTGCCTAATCTACCCACAGCAAAGAGGCCATTATCATCCTCCTCCATTTTGCTGAACACCCCAATCTGTTTCTCCCAATCATGGTGTCTTAGGAATGCTATCTTCCTGTTACTTGATGCACCTGGTCCACGTTCCTGGATAGACTTTTTAAACGCACCCTTTTGGATTACATCATTGTCACTGTCAACGTTACCAAACTTTGCTAAGTACACTGCAACCTCTCTCCTGTTGCTGTCCATGTCCTTGATCTCAAAGCCGCTCTTTATTTCATATTTACTCATACTCTTTGTGTTATCTGTCCATGCTGTTGAACATACTGCAAATCTCTGCTCATTATCATACTCAGATGCCATTGTCTCATCTGACATACATCTGCCAATGAACTGCTCCTCATTCTCATCTCCTGTTGGCTTAGGTATTGGCATTAACTTGTGGATTAGTTATCATTGAATTGGCTGTGATACTGTCATAACCATAGTAGTTAACCAATGTATTCACAGCTGTTTGTCTATCCATTGCACCACTGCTAACTGCAGTATTGAGTCCAATGATTCCATCTAATCCTCCCACAGTTCCTTTGAGGTTGGTTTGTGCCTGTGCTAATGCAGCCGCTTGTGATTCTGTTCTATCCTGTTTCTGTAACTCAATATCGAACTCCTCTGCATATTGTTGCTGAGTGATCACCCCATCTCTAAGCATGACACTGTAAGTATCTACTTTTGTCTTCTCTGCAGATGCTTTCTGATTCTCATCATCCTGTAAGATTGGTAAGTGGTCAAAGTTAGCCTGTAGATAGTACT